TTAAATGCGATCGGCGTGGTGCAACACCACGAACTTGTCCCACAGCTGTTCGTTGCTCTCGCGATGCTGCGGATCGGTGATGATGGTATTGTCGATCGGGCAAACCTGCTGACAGGTCGGCGTATCATAATGGCCGACGCACTCGGTGCAGCGATCGGTATCGATCTGATAAATCTCATCGCCCATCGAAATCGCCTGGTTCGGGCATTCCGGCTCGCACATGTCGCAGTTGATACACCGCTTTGTTATTAGTAATGCCATATCAATCACTTACGAGTTTAATCTATTTAAATCATGCATTTATAGGCTTTAGTTATTGCGCACGATTCCGCACCATGTGTATATTTATACAGTGTTTGAAACATTGAAAAACCATGTTCAGCAACACAGAATGGCAACACATGCCTTTTTTAGCCCCCAGATTTAACCTCATGTGTGAGCTTAGTGCTGGTGGCCTCTGATACAAGGAAATATCAATGCCGCGCACTGTAACACAGATGCAGGATATCCCCAAAAATGATGAGTTCTTGGCCGCATCTGCGCGTTGGGAAGACTGCAAGCCACCTTATGCAAGCTCACACATGAGAATCTGTGTTGCTGCCGCCAAAATCATTTTGGCGCACCTCGGCCAAGCTCGGCGATCGAAGTACGAAAAAGACAACTATCTGCGCATAGATTTTAGCAAAGCAGGAAAGGTCACGTTCTACGCTGAGTTTCCAAAGAAGATGGGGCTTAAGGGTAAAAAACTGGGGGAGTGGCCAGAAATGGCTATTCAGATCGCCAGGGAGAAAGCTCAGGACATCGCCGATAATGGCTTGAAAGCTGAGTCGGTACAACAGGCAATCAGAGAGTATGAAGAGGACTTATACGCTAAAGTTCAGCGTAAAAAGTTGGGGGAGGATAGCTTCAAAACCTACTGCACACGGACGAAACAAATAGCCGCCGCGTTCGGTGAGCGTGAGGTTTTCAGCGATGTGACATATAACCGCCTGCTTGAAGTTTTCGATCTCTGGATAGAAACCAAATCCAATAATCAGGCGTTGGAGCTATCAGCAGAACTGCGACGGCTATGGAAGTTTGGCGCGCCACGTTACTGTAACGGGCGCAACGTTGCCGCCAGTCTGCCGAGTGATTACATATCATCGAGAGTCCAGAAGCCGACGCCGACACGCCTGTTTACCGATATTGAGTCTATCGCGGGGTTGTGGCTAAACATCGCTGCGGCCAAATCAGTGCATCAGAAAAATGCGATGCGGTACATGATCCTAACTGGCGTCAGGCCGATCAACGTCAGCAACTTGCGATGGAGTTTTATCAATGAGCAGGTAGGGGAAATAGTATATCCGGCTGGGGTAATTGGCATGCGAGGGGCTATGAAAACTCAGAAAGAATTCCGGCTACCTATAACGCCAGGCATCGGGAAGATTCTTGAAGAGCAGAAGGCATGGAAGGATTCTGTTGAAGGGTGCAACAAAGATTACGTGTTCCTTCAACCGCGTGACCCATCACAGCCATTTTCTAAGCGTTCCCTGGACAAGCTAATAAAAATTTATAGCCCAGAGAACGCCGTGAAAGGTGTTAGGCATGATGGTACGGTGAAGGGGAAAGAAGGTGCATTTAATACAATGTGCCGAAAATTCCTGAAGAGTAATGTTATCGCCACGATGAGAGATAAAGGTTATTCACGAAGTGATTCGAAGGAAATAAGCATATTGTGTATGCATCATTCTGACAAAGAATCAGACCCTATGGGTGAGTTTTATGATTTCTCCGACGAAATATTAAATGAAGAGATGGCACTGAAGCGGCTGGCCTTTGAGGCACATGAGACCAGTATACTCGCTCAGGTCGCTTTGTTAAGAAAGAAACGTTAATAAGCGCTTCTGCATTTAGCAATAAAAGCCAAAACATTTTTGCGCTCATATCGGACTACTTTATGTGTAAACCGAATGGGCGCTAAAATCTGCCGGTGACGGTGATTATTGTTCCAATCCCTCAAAGTTTTAGTAGTAACCCCTCCAATAAGTTTGCACACCTCTTCTGGGGTTAGCAAATCCAGCTCTGAAACCTCATTGCTTTTATTCACGTGAAACCTCCACGATATAACCTTGTTTTTCTAAATAACTGATAATGGTATCTGCATTTAAATAAACGCGAATACCTTCAAGCGGCACAGGCATGGGAGCCGGTAGGCGAATAATTTTATCCTTGGTGCCGATAACCTGATCTGCAAAAGAATCTATCTCATCTTGCACTGCTGGCGCTGGCGCTGGCGGGGCGGCAATGATTCGAAACTCTACGTTGGCCGCAATGGTTTCCTTCAATATGAAGTCCACCTGTTCAGGCTTGATGGTTTCCCAGTCCGTCACCTGGCCGTTGTACGGGTTTCGCATGCGGTACTGATACACCGGCTGCGCCTCCCGGTTAGCAGTCAGCGTCGATAACGCAATCTTTGCCACTTCCCGAAGATTTTCTGAATGGTCGGACGTTGCTTCACGGTTAATCATCACATTGCAGGTATCAATCAGTATTATTTTTTGCTCAGTCGTTAGTGTCATGCATCCCCCTTAACGCGCGCTTCAATCATTCCCCAGACCTGTTCGTACTCTGGCCAGTCGGCTTCGACGACCACGGCATCCAGTGGTTGCTTACCGTTGCTCTGTCGATGGGCGGTAACAGCAATAGCAATTCCCTTCAACGCCTCGCGCTGTTCAACTGTTAGCGCCTCGATTACGTCTTTGTATTTGATAACCAGATAGCGGTTTTCGCGTTTCATCCTACTCATCTCCCTCTACCCATCCACGCCCTGTACTGCGAATTAGGCCTTTCTTGCGCAGAGCTTGCAGCCGGCGATCAAGAACACGGAATGCCTCATCGCTATCTTTTCCCTCGGCCCCGGCGATTGACGTGCAGTAACCGCGAACACACCCGCTATACAGCTCGACAAACTTAGTTGGCTCCGCATCAATTCGCCGCAAAATTGCCGCGTCCAGATTTTCGTATTTGCTCACTACTCATCCCCCTCGACTTTGAACCCGGCAGCACGTATAGCATCTGCGCACTGGTCATATGTTCGGTTCTGCTGCTCAAACTGCACCTCTACGATACGAGGTGGATTGACCTGTCCTGATACATCCCAGCGCTTCGGCAACCGCACCGGCGTAGCCAGCTTGGCTTCCAGCTCGGAGACTCGCTGCTCCGCGTTCTCTGCTCGCTCTTCTTGAGCAAGTGCCTCAGGCGTGAAGCCAGAATGCAACTGACCTTCAAGCTCGGCGATGCGTTTATCCTTGGCTTCCAGTTCTGCTAGAAGGGCGAGAATAGTTTCTGGGTCAGCCGCTGCAATAAAACGGGCCAGTTCCACTCGGTGGCTTTTTGCATTCAGATCAGATGCATCGAACCCACTCCAGCCAATAACTTCTATGCCTGTATCCGCGCACAGAGTTGCTTGCGTATCGGCTTTGCCGATGAATGCCTTAAATCTCTTGATGGGGCATTTATCAGCCCGTAGTTTTAGCTCGTTCCGCGTTGTTTTCATCTATCCATTCCTCTATACAAAACACATTCCCGAATCACAGAACTGCACCAAATCCATCTGAGCGCCTTTGCCGCCGCTTGGTTTTAGTGGTGCCTCAGCAAGTGGGACACCATATTTTGTCAGCCATAACCACGGCCACGTTTTCTGGATTTCCCTTTCATGGTCGCAGGCTCGCTGGAAGTCTTCAGGAACGTTCTCTTTCATGAACAACCACAGGTCGTCATCGCGGTTTGGGCACATCCAGCAGAGCGATGCGGGTGGCGTTGGGAGGCCGTAATCCTCTACGCACTGGATGCACATCTGCTTTGTCAGCATCATGTCGATGAGTGGATAACGGCGGCGCCATTTCCCATCAGTGACTTTCATGCGGCGCGCTGCCTCTTCGATGCTGATCCCCATCCACATGTCTACACCGCGTGCAGTCAGGTATTTCTCGCCATACTTGTCGTTGAGGAATCTTTGCACTACCTCCTGCTTCCATTTAACGCTGCAGAATGTTGGCTTCTTGCCGGTACACCACCCGTCCTTATCGCGTCCGTTTCGCGTGGAGAAGTATCCCGGCAATGGCTCATCTTCATCTGGTCCGACGATGTCGTATGTTGCGTAAAGGCTTTTCGGAACGATGTGATACTCGATACCCATTTCATCGCAAAGCGTCTTGATGTGTTTGGCTTGGTACGCAAACACATTGCTCGCTTCACGCTCGGTATCAGACATGACTATCACGTCTGGCTTTGGGAGTGCACCAGCATGAATCAGGCAGATCATCGCGTTGCTTTGTGTTCCGCCACCGCTAGATAGAACGTTGAACCGTTCTGGGTTGTGCTTAAAGTGACGACGGGGGATGAAGGTTTGCATGAATCTATTCAAGTACCACCTCCTTAGCCCTTTATTTATCGATCACGCAGTTGTAATCATTGTGGGTAAGCAACAGCCAATTATGGCCGTCGTCTTTTGAAAGTAAGCGCCAGCGTTTATTTACACGAAAGGTCAGGTGTTTTTTGCCATAGGTTCTTTTGGGAATTAATCGACCGGCGCGGAACTGTTTTAATTTTTCCAGCGCCTTCGCAGTAATCCACAAAGGCGCATTATTCAGGTTGATGCTCATTGCTGGTGGCCTTCATTGCGATAATCATTAATTATCTGCATGACCTCGTCTTTAACGCCTTTGGCTAACATCAGTGAATCGGTATCGCCCTGCACGATTGGCACAGCATCAAACAACAGCTCCAGCATTCGACGGGCTTTCTTGGCGCTGAATTGTGGTTGGGCGACGCTCTTAGTGATTTTTTTCTTGCCGGATTCTTCTGCTTTTTTCATTAAGCGCGCGGCTTCACGGTCGGAATATACGCCATGCTCGCGGTTAATTTGAATAGCCAGGGCATAGTTAATGGAACCCGCGCGCACAAGGCTCTTGATATAGGGGCTGCATTCCTGCAATTGCAGGTGCTGGAGGATATCAGACTCGGAGCGCTTAACTTTCTTTGCGATCTCCGCGTTAGTCCAGCCCTGATTTACCAGCCGCTGATAGGCCGCGCCACGTTCGATAGGGGTAAGTGCTAGACCTTGCGAACTGGTGACCATGAAGGCGATTTTATCGGCCTCAGTACCCACAAAATCCTTACACTCAAGACGCATTACCTCATGGCCAGCTTCACTTGCCAACAGCGCACCGTGGAAGCGGTGGTGGCCGTCGATAACCTTCACGCCTTGCTCAGTCACTTCAACTGCCAGCGGTGGTATATATTCCCCCGCAATAAACGCATCCCTAAACTCTTCAACGTGCGCCTGATTTAATTCGCGAACGTTATAGCCGTCTTCAGCATAAATTTCACTGAGTGGAACCAGAAACGTTTTGCGAGTAGTGATATCCGAACCGATGCTTTCTTTTGCAGAATAACGCTGACTTAAAGTTGCCATAATTATCTTCCATTCTTAGAGGGCGAAAATGCTTCACTATGCGCCACACACGGTGGCGCATAAGACTGCACATTACTGAGGGTTAAATACGGCCTTCGAATACAGGCACGTCCGGCAGTTGGTTTTGCAGATCGACCATGATTTCGTTGTAGGCATGCTCAATGATTTTTTTCGGGTCAATCAGTTCATACCAAAGAATCAGCTTGCCTTCGCGGAGACGGTAGCGAATACGGGCATCAATTTGATATGGGGTGCCGTTATGGAACGGTGAGATTGCCAGAGAAATCTTCTCAGGCAGTTTCGTGTTGCCACTGCCGGTTTTTTCGTTGCTGAAAGCCATCTGATAGGTGCCGTCGTTCAAGCGGGTAACCGCTTTAAACTCAGACGTGCGCGTTTCCTGGAATGCCAGCACCATTTCCAGAAGGGCAGTGCCAGAGGTAGGGTTAGAGTCAGATGCAGGGGCAATACATTTAATATACTGCTCGATGAACTCTGCAAACGTTACCTGATCCATTTTTTCAGCATCGTATTTACTGAATGCCTTCCATTCATCAGAAAGCGGGCAGTCATACGTTACATAGTGCGTGTTTTTGAAAGGCGTTTTACTGTCCAGGTGGTAGTCAATAAACGCACGGAAACGGGTGTTTTCAGTGTCGGCAAAAATAACACTGCGCTCATCTTTGAAGCGAGAGACATACCCGATGAACGAGGATGGCGAGATAACGACTACATGCTGTTTAACCTGCTGCTCATCAACCATGTAGTCTTTAAGCGACTCCAAAGAGTAGCCGCGAGGCACAACAGCATAGGGAACATCGGTTTTAATTAAGCTGTTTGCTACTGCCAACTCGGCAATATGCTTTACAGACTCGTTATTGTTGGTGATTTCCATTTTATTTCCTTCTGGATAAGTGGGTTTAATTATTGGTTAGCCGTTTTGCGTCAACTTAATCGGCGCAACAGATGGCGAAGTGTCAATAACACGCAAATCCATTTGCACTTGAGAAGGATCATCACGCATTAAATCGCCATCGGCGGTTGAGAACATAATGGTGTCAGCCCGATCCAGTTCAGGAATGGATTTCTTGACGTTCGGGGTGATTTTCATCGTGTTTTCGTCGCGGCTGTTCAACATCTGGCAATTCAGCGTCAAAGTAACAGCGCCTTTCTTGCCGGTTTCGCGAACCATTTTAATAACCTCGGCCAGCGCTTCGGTAAGCTCCTGGTCTAAGGTGCCTTTGTTGATATAAGCCAGCTGCTGGCTAAAGGGAGTGCATTTGCTTTCAGACATACTATTTCTCCTCGTCACATACAGAGAAGAACTCGGGCCGGGTGACGCCCTCCACGGTTAAATGGATGCCAGAATTCTTCTCTCTATGAAAAAGGGCGACCAGCCTATGAACATTATCTTCACCCCTTATTGGTTGAAGTTCGGTCTGGCCGCCAAAGACTACACACGGTAAGTTTTTAGAGCGGGTGGCCTTTCTGGCATAGGATTTTCACCAGGCGGGCAAAGAAGGTGAGGCGCACAGCTTGCACGGTAGGAGCCACGCGCATGGTATCGACAACGACTGTGTTAACATTGCGGTTGATCATGTTGAATCTCCGTTCTACTGGTCATGCCCCGGCGAAGATTGGCGTCTGCAGCCGGGGCTATTTTGACGAAAGTGGCATTAGCTGTAGCGGGAAACCTCAACAGACGCTCTCTTAGTCAGCTGTGATATCTGCTCCTCTACATCCGCAAGGGCTTTCTGTAAGTGAGCGCGTTCTAATATTGCTGTTTGCAGATGTCGAGATGCGCTTACTTTCTCCTGCATCCACTCAAGAACTGCTTCATTGGAAATTCCATCAGCAATTATTTTTGGTTCTTTATTTTTCATATCTATGCTCCTGAATATTTAAATTGTTGCCGGGATTTTTAGCCACGCCCGGCTCGTGGTATCCTCTTAGTTCCACAACCAAGGAGGAATAAACAATGTCTGAGCAGTTGAAGAGATTTCATGGAGCTAGTTTCACCGATAGCGAATCGGAAGGTAGTAAAGTGCTGAATAGCTATATTTACTCAACCGATAAGAACGGAGAAATTGACGGCAATTCAGAGCAGGAGCACGTTCGCTGGCTTATCTCAAAAGAAAATATGGAAAACCTTTACGCAATGCTCAAAGTTGCCCTGGGTAAAGCTAATTAATTTGCCCTAACGCCCTGCGAGCTTCGATAACTTGCGGGGCTTCATCTCCAACAAAGCCACAAACATTCCCATTTGCAAATGCAGCACTCATTTCATCAGCATGTGCTGCATTTTTTGCATCTTTCTCAGGATTTCCTGTTGGTTTACGTAATAAGTAAATCAAAACGGGTATGTCTCTGAGTGTTCTTTCATCTAGTTCATGTTTAACTTGCGACATAATGTGGTTTCCTTTTGGCTGGTGGTTCACCACAACCCCCTCCGCGTAGAAAGGGGCTGGGATTAACGCTTATCACTATCCGATCTCGCTTCTTCCGAATTTAACGGGGCAGCGGACATCCAGCGGGCCACCGGATTGTGGTTTGTGACTGCCCATCCCTGATTGTTAAAGAGCGTCCGTAACGTTTGCGGCGGTGTTTTGCTGGTGGCGTTTCGGGTTGATGAGGTAAATCTAAATTAACTTAGTTTTTAGGTCAAGATGAAAACCTAAATAATTTTAGATTTTCATGGCGGAGGGGGGAGAGGAGAGGATTAGCGGCGCATTTTGCGGCGGTGTTCAACTACAACACCGATGATAGATATTGGTTCTAAGGTGGAGTTAATGGGGGCGTAGTCATCGTTTAAGGGGATCAGTTCAAACACATCCTCACCTGATTCTGAGACACCTCTTGACCTGTATTTTTTAAATGTTGCTTCACCACGCCCATTAGTGGCTATGACATACTCTCCAGGCACAGGGTAGAGGTCAGGATCAACAACAATCGTATCCCCCTCTTTGAATTCAGGCTCCATCGACTTTCCCTTAACGTTTAATGCGAATGTGCCAATAGAGTGTAGATCTGTCGTCAAAATGTAATCCGTTGTTCCATCTAGGTTGCTGGCATCGCATTCTGCTGTCCATTGCCCTGCTTGAACCCAGCTTATGATCGGCACTTGCATAGCCCCCAGAGAGCCAGTGCTGACGTTAGATAGTTCCTCTTTTCCAGTTAAGAGGTAGTTTTCAGAGACACCGAAGAAGCTTGCGAGCTTTGTTAATGACAAGCCCCCCGGACTGTTTTGATCTTTCTCCCAATACCCAACAGTAACGTCGGAAACCCCTACAAGCTTCCCGAGCTGTTTTTGGGTTAGCTTTCGCTCCTTTCTAAGTGCCATCAGGCGTGTTCCAAATGTGCTCACGGAATAACCCTTCTCAAGAAAATGACTAAATTATTTTAGTTTTTATTGACCAAAAATAAGTTAGGTAATAACATCTAAAAAAACTTAGGAGGATGTATGACGACAACAGAGCTTGAAGAATTCTTCGGCACGCCAAATAAGGCTGCGGAATTCTTTGGTTTATCCCCAGAGGCTTTCTACCAGTGGAGAAAGCGCCCTGGTGGATTGATACCGAAAGGCAGGGCAGCAGAAGCGGCATTACGTACCAATGGCGAGCTTGTTTATCGTCCTGAACTTTACAAAAAGTCTACCGCTTAAGCGGGACGACAGTAACCACAGCCCGAGGAGTACAACTGTGTCACAGCAAAAAGCGCCGGACTGGCAGGCAGAAAAACAGCCTGAATGGGTGGTCAGTGTCGCCCGCAAAATTATCACTGGTCTGCCTGGTGGCTATGCTGAGGCTGCACAGTGGCTGGGGGTTACGGAAGACGCGCTGTTTAACCGTCTTCGCCCAAACAGCAACCAAATTTTCCCGATCGGCTGGCTCATGGTTTTACAGCAGGCTGGTGGCAATACCCACTTTGCCGACGCTGTATCCCGCCAGTCTCGCAGCGTGAACGTGCGTCTGCCAGAAGTTGAAGACGTCGATCGAGACGACATCAACGCCAAGCTGATGGAAGCGATTGAGTACATCGGCAAGCACTCCGAACTTGTCCGCAAATTTACCGAAGACGGCGAGATAGACGCCGCTGAGCGTAAGGCGCTGGACGCGAATACCTACCGCCTGATCGCGACGTTCCAAGAGCACATCCTGTTGCTCTATAGCGTGTTCTGCCCGGCGGAAGTCACCCCAATCCACACAGCGAAGTGGCGCGCTCCTATGCCGTAGGGACTGCTGTATTTCACAACCGGAGGGTAAGCGTATGCAGCCTGCATCGTTTGTTCGAACCGCCATGCCTGCGGTGTATTGCCGCGAGGATGCCGCATGGATTCAAGACCAGCTCGGTAAGTTACCGCACGGACAGCGCGGGAAGATTGCGCACGCCTACGAGGAGGCTTACCGCACAGCGTTCGACGCCGAGGAGGTTTCCTACCGGCAGGAGAACGCAGGCCGCAAAGCGGCTAACACGCGCCTGAGGCTTTACGTCGAGCGGTATTCACGGGCAGGCCAGGGCATGACAACCGCGCCACCGCTGGTGGGGCAAAACAGGGTAGCGGCATGAATTTTTTAGCCGGTGTTTTTTTAAACGGGGGAGAGGGGAAGGGTAAGAGGGGGGAAAGGGGGGTGATCGGGTTGGGGTGTGGGGGAAGGAACGGGCTTTACCAGAGAGAAGATCTTTAAGGGATCGAGTGGTTAAAACGCCAAACGGACATTTAGACGGCTAGACGATTAAACGAGGAGATAACGATGACGCTTACAATCCAGCCACGCGAAAAACAGATAGTTGCACTGAACATGCTGCGCGCGGCGTGGAAGCAATACGCCTCGTTCATGATGTACGCCCCGGTCGGGTTCGGCAAAACCGCAATCGCTGCGCTGATTGCAAGCGGGTTCATCAGCCGCAACATGCGAATAATGTTTGTGGCCCCGTATACCGTCCTGCTCGACCAGACCGCAACGCGTTTTATTGAGTACGGGTTGCCAGCTGAGGAGATCGGCTACATCTGGCGCGACCATCCGGCATATGACCCGAGCCGACTTATTCAAATCGCATCAGCCGATACGCTGATCCGCCGCGACTTCCCCGACAACATCGATCTGCTGATCATCGATGAGGCGCACCTGAAGCGCAAAAAAATGCTGGAGTTCATCGACGAGCTGACCGCTAAAGGCGTGAAAGTGATCGGGTTGTCCGGTACCCCGTTCTCGGCCTGGCTGGGGACGTATTACCAGAAGCTGATCAAGCCGACGACGATGAAAGAGCTGATAGCTATCGGCGCGCTGAGCAAATACGAATTTTACGCCCCATCGCACCCAGACCTGAGCGACGTTAAGACGTCAGAGCAGGCGGGCTATGGGCGCGACTACAACGAAACGCAATCGGCAGAGGTAATGAGCGACCCGACGCTGGTGGGCGATATCGTTAAGAACTGGCTTGAGAACGGGGAAGATCGCCCGACCATCTGTTTTTGCGTCAACGTGGCCCACGCAAATTACGTGACCGTCGAATTCAGCAAGGCGGGCGTGACCGTTGAAGTGATGACGGCGGCGACGCCACACGAAGACCGCCAGATGACGATCCGTCGCTTCGAGCAGGGCATAACGAAGATCATCATCAACGTCGGCGTGCTGGTGGCCGGTTTTGATAGCGATGTCCGCTGCATCATCTTCGCGCGTCCAACCAAATCGGAAATGCGTTGGATTCAGATTATTGGCCGTGGTCTGCGTGATGCGCCTGGTAAAGACCACTGCCTCATCTTTGATCACACCGGCACCGTGCATAAGCTCGGTTATCCCGACGATATCGAATATGACTACCTGCCTGCCAGTTCTGACGGGATGGAGAAAACACCAGCGCGCGTTGTTAAGACAGATCAGCCTGAGCGCCTGCCGAAAGAATGCACCCAATGCCACTACGTGAAGCCGGTCGGCGTCTACATCTGCCCGAAATGTGGCTTCAAGCCGATCGCCGGTGAGGACGTAGAAACCGATAAGTCACGCGGCCTGAAAAAAGTGAAGCAAGCCAAGGAGGTTGTCACAAAAGAAGTGAAACAAGCCTGGTGGAGTCAAATCATCTACTACCAACGCATGCGCGCCGCCCAGGGCAAACCGGTAAGTGACGGCTGGTGCTCGCATGTCTACCGCAAAAAATTCGGGGTATGGCCGCAAGGGCTGTATCACGCACCAATGGCCATCACACCAGTGGTGAGCAACTTCATCAAATCAACACAGATTGCCTACGCAAAATCTAAGCAAAACGAAGGGAAAGCCGCATGAATACCAAACAGGCAGCTATCGGCCATTGGCCGAAAATATTCGAGTTTTACGGCCTCCCCCCGGTAACTGGGAAAAAACATTTTAAGGGTGAATGCCCGCTGTGTGGCCGCAAGGGCAAATATCGTTGCGACGACAAGAACGGCACCGGTTCTTACATCTGCGCATGCGGCGCGGGTGACGGTTGGGCGCTGCTGACCGGGGCAACCGGCAAGGACTTTAAAACGCTGGCGGCAGAGGTCGATAAGCTGATTGGCCGCGTCTACTCGCCGGAAGAGGGTTATCAAGCTGGTGGCCCTTCATCTGGCATAGCCTCGCAACGCCAGCGCGTGAGCTGCAAGTTTGCATCGCTGACCAGCCTAAAGGGCACCGGCGCAGACCGTTACCTGAAGCTGCGCGGCATCACCAGCCTGCCACAGGACAACGTCCGCTACTGCGACCGGCAACGCGCAGCGGGTGGCGAATACCAATCCATCTATGCGCTGGCAACGGACGACAAAGGCGAGCTGTGTTACCTGCACCGCACCCTGCTCGACGGCGATAAGAAAGCCACCGTAGCTGGCGCGCCGAAAAAGATGATGAAGCTACAGGAGGACAGCTATCTGGAGCACGCCAGTTCGGTCGCTATCCGCATGTTCCCGCCGTCCACCACGCTGGGCATCGCTGAGGGCATAGAAACCGCGCTGTCCTGCCATCAAATCACGCAATGCAACACCTGGGCGACGCTGAACACCACGTTCATGAAGAAGTTCCGTGTACCGCGTGGAGTGCAACGCCTGATCATCTTTGCTGACGCAGACAAGAACGCATCCGGCCACGCTGCGGCGTTTGAGTGCGCCCGCGCCAATCTGCTGGCAAAGAACGATCTCCAACAAGTCTCAGTGCGCTGGCCGAAATCCGGCGACTTTAACGATCTGCTGCTTAACGGCTCAGAGGTCTACGAGTGGGTATTCCACCGCGAGGAAAACAATGAACAAACCAACTAAGCCGAAGCAGTACAAGGCGAAAAAGTGCGCCCAATGTGGTGAAACGTTCACGCCGGTGAAGTACCTGCAAAAGGTCCGTGGCCCACTCTGTGCTATCGCATACCAGCGTGACGCACGTAAGCGTCTTGAGGAAAGGGAACGCAAGGACAAGCTGAAAATTCGCAAGCTGGCCGTTAAGCCGCTGCGCTACTTCATCAACCAGGCGCAGACCGAATTTAACGCCTACATCCGCGAACGCGACGCAGACGAGCCATGCATCAGCTGTGGACGCTACCACACCGGCCAATACCACGCCGGGCATTACCGCACGGTGGGGAGTCATCCGGAGCTGCGCTTTGATGAAGATAACTGCCACAAGCAGTGCTCGGTCTGTAACAACTTCAAATCCGCGAACCTGAGCGAGTACCGCCCTAACCTGATAGCAAAAATCGGGCAGGCACGTTTTGACCGGTTAATGGGGCCACCGCCGAAAGTCGGCAAGCTGGGCCGCAGTGACTATGAGCGCATCCGCGACACGTATAAAGCCAAACGCAAAGCATTGAAGCAGGAGAAGGCAGCATGATGACCCCAAAACAGAAACGAGAAATCAAACACAACGCCTGGTCGACTGTTGCCGGTGTTCCTCGCAAGAAATACCTGGGTAAGTACCAGCGCCTGACCCGGCTGCAAACATTGTGGATCACTTCGCTGCTGAACGCCTGGGGCGATATGTACGGCGGCAACACCGACGGGAAGTTGAAGTGCAGCGGCGGCAGCGGTGTATGGGGGCAAATCATGCCTGAGCAGTGGGACGACGAAAGCGCGGCGCGAATTGTGAAGGTGCTGGGCGACCTGCGCCAACTTGGGTATCGCGGGGAAGAGCAGTTGAAGAAGGCAACCACAATTCTTTGGCCGCACCGCTCGCTTGAGTCGATGCTGGTGGCTGCTGACGCTGGCGAGGAATGCGACTTCATGGAAAAAGCGGTGCTGGCGTCGATGAAGCACGATAACCCGGTCTACATCATCGGCAAGCTGTTCTACACGGGGCGGAACAATACGGTCTCTGTGCTGGGGCGCTATATGCAAAATCATTACGCCCCCTGGCTGACACGCGATCAGGTGGATGACCGCGTGCGTTGGTGCATTGAAATATTCAATTCTGCGGTGTTCGTCGCCGTTCGTGCGGCTATCTGCATCGAAAATGAAGAAAAATGCAAAAACAGCTTGAAAATAGCCAAAGAAACTGCATAATACAGGTATGCTTTCGCGAAGCTGTACCATCAAGCGATGCAACAAAATGACCCGCCTCGAGCGGGTTTTCTATTTAGGAGTGAAAGATGGATGAGGTGCTAGGATTGGTACTTATCCATACCAAAGGCGTTGTACAGAGTTACAACAAACAAAGTCGCATGGATTGTCGATTAGTTGTTGATAACATGCTTACACATGCGTATTATTCTGCGCCGTCGTTACTGCTTAAATTTACCAAGTGGTAATAGTTTTCGGTTGTAACCCCAATAATTTTTGTGTACGTTGTTAATGCACTCGCAAGATGTGAGTCGCTAAGGATGAATCTTAATGAACAACATTCAGCCAATCGTTGTGTACACAATGGCCTTCCTCGTCGTCCCTGTTTGGGGGATTTGGTTACTTTCGCTCATTAAGTAACCATTCAATCAGCTAACCTTATAATTTATGAAGACCTTGCCACTGATTAGTGGCTAAAATGCTTGTTGGTTCCAGCGGCGCGGCTGCACGCTGGGTAATATCAACAGGTAAGAAGGTGGTGGGTATAGCTGACAAAGACAACAATGCTTCTGGTGTAAAGGTGTGGATTCTGACAGGCATGGTCGGTGTGACGATGGCCGTCGTAGCGTTTTTTGGTAATCGGCTGGTTAACACCGTCGACACAACTGAAAGCGCAATCTACTCGGTGAAAGAAGTGCAAGCAGCGCAAGGTGAAGCTCTGAAAGGTCTCCAGCGTGACCAGGAACGATCCGAACGTGAGGCCGAAGAACTTAAAAAAGAAGTTGGCCGCTTGAAAGATGAAAACGCTGCGTTGAAAGGAAGGCTGAACATTCCGCTGACCCTAAACTCTACTAAGGCTGCCTCCGGGCAGCTTTTTTTATGGAAAAATTAAAGCGAAGCCTCATCCAACATTAACCGGTGTCCCAACTGAGGGGTTGTGTCGGCAGCGGGGTGATGGGGCTTCGCCTTAATGTTTGTGAAGTGGGCGGCGGAGAGGGTGAGGTAACACCCCGTCCGCCAGGTGCTCATGTCAATGGTCACAAGCGAACCTTTGCCCGTGCTGCGAACAGCAGGACGAGCGTATCAACTAAGGGCGCTTATGATTTCAGAAACACGTCTTATCAACGCTGACACAACAGCGTTTATCAAAACCCTGCCGGACAACTCCGTAGACCTGATTGCAACCGACCCGCCTTACTTCCGGGTTAAATCTTGCGATTGGGATAACCAGTGGAAGAACGAGGCCGAGTATCTCGCCTGGCTGGATGCGTTGCTGGTGGAATTCTGGCGGGTGCTGAAACCGAACGGTAGCCTTTACATGTTCTGCGGTAGCCGGTTGGCGTCCGATACTGAGCTGCTGGTGCGCCAACGTTTCGACGTACTGAGCCATATCGTGTGGGCTAAACCCACTGGTGTTTGGAAGCGACATCACAAAGAAGACTTGCGCGCTTTCTTCCCATCGACTGAGCGGATCATTTTCGCCGGTCACTATGCCGGGCCTCTACAACCGAAGGTAGACGGCTTCGCCGCGAAGTGTGGAGAGCTGAAACAGAACGTCTTTAAGCCGCTGATTGATTATTTCAGAACGGCCCGGCAATCCCTCGGCGTGTCAGCGAAGGAGATCAACGCGGCAACAAAAACGCAGATGTGCAGCCACTGGTTCTCAGAGAGCCAATGGCAGTTGCCAAGCGAAAAGCAGTATCAGGCGCTCCAGGCGTTATTTGACCGCATCGCAAAAGAGCGGCAGCAGGCTGGTGGATTGAATCGGCCCCATCATGAGCTGGTTAGGGAATACCGGACGCTGAACCGCGAATATTTGGAATTGTGCCATGAATACCGATCGCTCCGCCGCCCCTTCACGGTAACGGCAGCTGTTCCCTACACTGACGTTTGGCACTATCCGCCGGTGGCCTTCTACCCTGGCAAGCACCCCTGCGAAAAGCCCGCAGAAATGATGGAACACATCATCAACGCCAGTAGCCGCCCCGGTGATGTGGTGGCCGACTTCTTCATGGGTTCGGGCTCAACCATCAAGGCAGCTATCAAGCTGGGCCGTATCGGTCTAGGAATAGAGCTGGAGGCTGAACGGTTCGAACAAACACAACGGGAGATATTCCCGGAAAACTGAATGGCCTCGGCATCTGCTGGGGTTTTTTGTTTCTACCACCCGATGATCGGGGAATGCCCCGACAGGGGGAGGATATGAAGATGCCCTGGAAGAATGAACCCAACATCCTATCAATGCTGATTGCGTTCGGCATGACCCTGCTGGGTGCCATTGCGAGCTACTCATTCAAGGTATTGAACGGCGAGGTATTCAGTTGGCGAACTCTGTTACTACAGCTTTTCGTCTCCATCTTCGCAGGCTTAACGATGGTTTTGATCGCTCTGCATTATGAATGGCCATCTGAAGTTATGGGCGGTGTAGCAGGCATGGCGGGATGGTCGGGAGCATCGTTGATTAAGGCGCTGGAGCGTCGTTTCCTCAACAAAGCAGGCGATAGCAATGAATATAAGTAAAAACGGCATTGAGCTGATCAAACGGTTCGAGGGCTTGGAGCTGAAAGCGTATCAGGACTCGGTAGGCGTCTGGACTATCGGCTACGGCTGGACGCAAACGGTAGACGGTAAAAAGATTGCGCCCGGCATGAGGATCGATCAGGCCACTGCCGATCGGCTGCTGAAATGCGGTGTTGTGCAGTATGAACAGGGGGTTAATCAGCTTGTGAAGGTGCGCATCACTCAGGGGCAGTTCGACGCGCTGGTGAGCTTTGCCTACAACCTCGGCCTGCGTTCGCTGAGCACATCCACGCTGCTTATGAAGTTGAACAACGGGGATACGCAAGGGGCTGCTGACGAATTCGGACGATGGGTTAATGCTGGTGGCAAGCGGCTGGATGGTCTTGTCACGCGGCGAGCTGCAGAACGTCGGATGTTCCTATCATGAGCTGGCGGTGGGACGTAATTATCAAGGCGTGGCCTCTGCTGGTGGCGCTGCTGGCCGCAGTGCTGGTGCTCTACACGCTTTCTCTGCGCGATGACCTGGATAAATCCAAAAGGGACAACGGCGCGCTGGTGGAAAAGCTGGACACCAAAGACGCGGCGCTGGTGGCGATGAAACAGGCTTCTGACGCTGACAGGCAAGCGAGCGCCGCGCAGTTGGAAAAAGAGCGGAAACTGAGAGGGAAGGCTGATGCAGAAAACAAAGCGTTGCGCGAGGCTCTGGACGCGAGCGGCTGTAGCAACAAGCCTCTGCCTGGTGCTGCTCTCAACATCCTGCGCGGACAGGCCAAAGCCGCAGAGCACGCAGATGATTTACGTCCTGCCGCCAGCGGTGCTGTTGCAACAGTGCGATGACGCGCCGTTTACCGGTACAACGTTCGGTGATGCAGTGACAGCGCTGCACGCCAAGCAGAGCGAAATGAAGGTGTGCGCCTCACGCATGGAGGCGTTAATCAAGTGGGCGCAGAGCGCCGGGAGAGAGCAATGAGCAAGCAGTTTTACGAGCGCCGTAAGCGCTATTTCGAAGAGAAGCGCCGCCGCATGGAAGAGATGGAGGTCAGCAAGATTGTGCTGACTCAAGAGCAGATTAAAGAACTGGCGCGGTTCGCTGCTGAAGACGGTCAGCCGTCTTACACCATTACGCATGGAGCCATTGAGGCATTCGAAGCCGATGATGGTGAGCATGTACCGGAGTACAGCGGCCTGATCGCCTACTCGGAGTCGAAAGAGCACAGCGTTCTGCAGTTGGCCTAAATTTATAAAATTCTGCAAAAGGCATTCACTGAGTGCCTTTGACAGAATAAACGCACTGAATTCTCGTGAGGTGTTCAACTGCATCGCCGAGGTTATATCCAACGAACTAGCAGGAAATTCTATATGAGCGAATCTAAACCGCAAGATGGCAGCACTGTGAAGGGATACCGCACGTTGACCGCCGACGACATCGCGCAAATGAACGATCTGAAAGATATCAGCCGTAATTTTTGTGAGCAACTTGACCTCGAACGTACACACCTCTCGCTGGAGACGGTAGAAGCTGGCTCCCCAGAGGAAATCAATCGCATGGAGGCCTGCGCTGTCTGGCTATCGCCCGCACCAAGATGCAGGAAGCCTGCATGTGGGCCTGCCGTGCAGTGGCCCGACCGGACGCGGATTGCTAACACCATTGGAATTCCACCGCAGTAAGCCATTACTCGCAAGTAATCGCTGCGCGATTATATCGTGCTGATGTGAATAAAAAGTGATCAGCGTGTCAGTTTGAGTAATTTGCACTTGTGCTGATGTAACCTCTATTCGGAGATTTAAGATGAAACAGTTACCCCTGCGAGACGTGATGCGCAACCTCGGCTTAACCGTCACCGATGACGGCTATGAGTTAAGCAACCCTGCCGGCACTGTGGATTTGCCCCTATAACTCCAGACTCATAGACTCTCATATTTAGGCCTGCCGGCGTCGCAGATATTCCCGCGGCGAACGATAGCCTAACGCACTGTGCGGATGCCATTCGTTGTAATGCTCGAACGCCATCGCCAGGTTCTGCACTGCCGTACGGGCATCCGGACGTGGCATAACGCTGATGTAGTCGCGTTTCATCGTCTTCACGAAGCTTTCTGCCATGCCATTACTCTCCGGGCTTCGTACCGCAGTTCTTTTCGGCTCCAGCCCCAGCAACCGGGCGAACCGCCGGGTATCATGTGCTCTGTAGGCCGAGCCGTTGTCTGTCAGCCACTCGATGGGGGCTGGCGGAAGGCGGTGTCCGAAGCGACGCTCCACCGCGCCCAGCATTACGTCCTGAACGGTATCACTGTCGAAGCCACCGGTACCGGCGGCCCAGTGCAACGCCTCGCGGTCACAGCAGTCCAGAGCGAAGGTGACGCGGAGTTTTTCACCGTTATCACAGCGGAACTCGAACCCGTCAGAACACCACCGCCGGTTACTTTCACTGACGGCCACTTTTCCGGTATGCGCCCGACCTACCGGCTGCATTCTGGATTTTCGTCCCAGCAACAACGCATGCTGGCACATGATCCGGTACACCCGTTTGGCGTTGACGACCTCCACTGCCAGCGCCTCAGACTCGCGGCGCAGTAATGCCCAGACGCGACGGTAACCATAGGTTGGCACTTCACCGATAACGCCATTGATCCGCTCAAGCACCTCGGCGTCATCGGTCTGACGCTTTTTTCGCCCGTCCTGCCAGTCCCTGGGACGATGCTTCAGAACATGCAAGTGCGCACGCGAGACCTGGAGACAACGACTGACGAAGCTCAGTCGCCATCCCCGGGCAATAAGGGCGCGTGCGCTATCCACTTTTTTTGGCGACCGTACTCGACGGCTTCCTTCAGCAGTTCGTTCTCCATGGTCTTTTTACCCAGCATACGTTGTAGCTCTTTGATTTGTTTCACCGCCGCCGCCAGTTCTGAGGCGGGAACAACATCTTCGCCAGCCATGATCGCGGTGAGACTACCTTCCTGGTACTGCTTTCGCCAGGCGAAGATCTGGTTTGCATTCACACCATGACGCCGTGCGACATGGGAAACGGTCATACCTGGCTGAAGCGTCTCTTGAACGATGGCAATTTTTTCCTGTGGAGAACGGCGCCTCCGGCGCTCTGGTCCCAGCAACTCTTCGATCATGCTTATCTCCCGACTAGTCTAATGACTAGTTTTAAGACTAGTCATTAATTTAAGGTGGGTCGAAGTGTCTGGTGATTCAGGGGGCCAGTCTACACTGCGCGCTATGACTTTCATGGTGTGCGTACTACGGTAAGCGGCATCCCTGAATACTTCCCGATCACGCTGTCGGTAAAAGGTTCCGTTGATCCTGATATTGAGGAACTTGAATCCTTCAGTCGGCCCAAACGAAAAACACCTGCCGAGTCTATCGGGACTATGACTCTCGGTATCAACGTTGATAGTACGTCCCTGACTGCGCTGGAGAGCCAGCTTACGCGCATTGCTGACCTGTGTGAGCGCATCCAGAAGACTCAGCACCTTGGCGAGCCTGCCGAGTATGTGGGCCAGTCAACCTACACGATCAGCGCGGGCCAGGTGTTCATCCGTGATGCGCAGATTAAAGAGGGCACTATCAACCATTCCGACCTCATGAAAGAAGTCACCATGCAGGCAAAGAAAACCGTTGAGGCCGCAATCGAAAGGGAGCTACAGCCCGGCGGCAAGCTCTGGCGGGGCTAGTCCATGCCTGCCCGGATACCGCGCGCATGCCGCAAGCATGGATGCAGCAAGACTACAACGGACCGCTCAGGCTACTGTGCCGACCATCAGAACACCGGCTGGGAGGCTCACCAGAAGGGTAAGAGCCGGCACGAGCGAGGCTATGGTAACGACTGGACAATCAGACGTGCGCGTATCCTGACGCGCGATAATCGCCTGTGTCAGGAATGTTTGCGGAATGGTCGCGCAGTCGCCGCTACCACCGTTGACCACATCAAGGCCAAGGCACATGGGGGAACCGATGATGATGCGAACCTTGAAAGCCTGTGCTGGCCCTGCCACCGAAGGAAAACAGCCACGGAGAGACTACGATGAGCTATCAACGCTGCACATTCTGCGGCTCTGGGCTGCACACGCGCGCTAACTGTCCGCATACCTACAGTGGCTCAGCTCGGCGTGCAAACCTCAGATGCGGTTATTGTGGCGGCTCTGGGCATACCTCAGGCGCCTGCCCACACAACGCCAGCAGCGCACGACGGCGGCAGGTCAATGACGATTTCTATCTCGATTGAACCAGGGGGAGGGGGGGATCAAATCTCTACCCCTCTCGGCCTAAGGGACCGCCGCTTTACCTCTTTTCACACCGCCGCAGGTTAGAAAACTTTTTTTTGGGTATCCCCATGTGGCGATTAATAGGAGTTTTCGATTATGCCAGGACCGCCGAAAACCCCGACACACCTGACTTTAGTGAAGGGGAACCCATCAAAACGGGCGATCAACAAAAACGAGCCAAAACCACCGTCTGGGGTACCCCCAACACCGAAGCATTTTGATAAGCAGGGCAAGTATTGGTTTAAGCGGATCGGTGAGGAGCTTGATGCCATCGGCGTGATGACCACGCTGGATGCGAAGGCTCTCGAACTGCTGATCGAGGCTTATGTCGAGTACCGGCATCACTGCGATACGTTGGAAGTAGAGGGCTATACCTACAGGACAGAGACGCAGACGGGCGACGTAATGATTAAGGCTCACCCGGCCGCTGTGATGAAGGCCGATGTCTGGAAGCGAATTCGCGCCATGCTGTCAGAGTTTGGTATGACACCCGCAAGCCGTTCCAAGGTCGGCGCTAACGGCCCGGCTGAGGTTGACCCAATGGATGAATTCCTTAAAAAGCGCAAATGATGAATGGCAACCGTTGCAGATGGATTCCGCTACGCCGAGCGCGTGGTATCCGGCGAGATTGTTGCTGGCGAACTGGTGCGCCTGGCGTGCCGGCGGTTTCTTCATGATATAGAGCACGGCCCCGAGCGCGGTGTTTATTTCGATGAAGACCGCGCGCAGCACATTCTCGATTTCTATAATTTCGTCCCTCATGTGAAGGGACATCTGGCAGGTAAGCCGATCGAACTGATGGATTGGCACATTTTCATTCTGATAAACCTGTTCGGGTTCGTTATTCCGCTCATTGATGAGATGACTTCCGATGTCGTTTTGGGTGATGACGGTGAGCCGGCTTATGTGCGCCGTTTCCGTACCGCGTATGACGAGGTGGCGCGTAAGAACGCCAAGTCAACGTTGTCCTCTGGCATCGGTCTCTACATGACTGGCGCCGACGGTGAAGGCGGTGCTGAAGTGTATTCGGCGGCTACAACCCGCGATCAGGCTCGTATTGTGTTTGATGACGCCAAGCGGATGGTCAAACTGGCAGCCAAAACGCTGGGGCGGTTGTTCGGCAGCAACAAGCTGAATATTCACCAGGAACGGACCGGCTCTAAATTCGAGCCGGTGGCCAGTGATGCCAACAACCTTGACGGCCTGAATATCCACTGCGGGATCGTTGATGAACTCCACGCCCATAAAACCCGTGACGTGTGGGACGTGCTGGAGACGGCGACGGGCGCCCGCCTGCAATCGCTGATCTTCGCCATTACCACCGCCGGCTTTAACAAGGAGGGCATCTGCTACGAGCAGCGGGATTACGCAATCAAAGTGTTGCGAAACTTCGATAATCCAGACCCGCTCGCTATCAAGGATGACAGTTACTTCGCCCTGATTTACACGCTGGACCCGGATGACGATCCCTTTGATGAGGCCAACTGGCCGAAAGCAAACCCCGGCCTGGGGATTTGTAAACGCTGGGACGACATGCGCCGCCTGGCTAAAAAGGCGAAAGAGCAGGTCGCCGCCCGCGTTAACTTTTTCACCAAGCATCTCAATATCTGGGTGCAGGGCGAGCAGGCGTGGATGGATATGGCGCGCTGGGAGAAATGCCGCGATTCCTGGGATAGCGCGGATTCGGCGAGTTGGCCAATGTGGCTTGGTGTTGACCTCGCCAACAAGATCGACATATCCGCCGCGGTCAAAGTCTGGCTGGCGTCGAATGGCGATATTTATGTCAAATCACGTTTCTGGATACCGGAAGGTCGGCTGGAGGCATGCTCAAGACAACAGGCGGAGTTGTACAAAAAATGGAACGAAGCCGGTTATCTGGAGTTTACCGACGGTGATGTTGTCGATCATGCGTTAATCAAGGAAGAAACGCTGGCCTGGGCGAGTGGCGACTCGATGAACGAGCTGGCGTATGACCCGTGGAGTGCGACGCAGTTCGGCCTGGCGGTGGCGGCGGAAGGGGCGCCGGTTGTTGAGGTTGCCCAGACGGTGAAGAACCTGTCCGAAGCCATGAAAGAGGCCGAAGCGAAAATCTACGCAGGCCGCTTGCACCACGACGGTAACCCGGTGATGACCTGGATGATGTCCAACGTCACCGTCAAGCCGGATAAAAACGAGAACATTTTCCCCAACAAATCCACACCGGAAAACAAAATTGACGGACCTGTCGCAATGTTTATTGCGATGAGCCGACTGCTTGTTAACGGTGGTGATGCCAAAGAAAGCCTTTCAACGCATATCGAAACTCACGGTCTGCGCTCACTTTAATGGAGGTCGCCCCATGCGGGTTATGCATTTTATCAGCGTGCTGTCGGTGCTGGTGGGTGTGGCCGGCGCCGTGTTGCTCACATACGGCGTTTGGCTCATCTATCCGCCGGCAGGTTTCATGATCGCCGGGCTGTTATGCCTCCTTTGGTCCTGGCTTGTGTCCAGCATGTTAGGGCGCAACCCGGCAATGCCAGATAAGGAGGGCTGATGTTTTTTCCCGGATTGTTTCAAAAGTCGGGAGGGAAGCCGGTTACTTCGCAAGACATAGCGGAAATGGTCGGCCTGTCCTACGACACTTACACTGGCCGGCGGATCAGCCCGCAGCTGTCAATGCAGCTGACCTCCGTTTTCAGTTGCGTTCGCGTGCTGGCGGAATCGGTGGGCATGTTGCCCTGCGGCCTCTTTGAACAGCTCGATCGGGGAAATCGGCGCGCGGTGAAAGAGCGGCTGCACAAGCTGTTATCGGTTAAACCCAACGGCTACATGACGCCGCAGGAGTTCTGGGAACTGCTGGTAGGGTGCTTGTGTCTGCGTGGTAACTTTTATGCCTATAAGGTAAAGGCGCTGGGGGAAGTGGTCGAATTATTGCCGCTTGATCCCGGCAGCGTTGCCCCTCGGCTGGGTTCAGACTGGAGCCCGGTTTATCAGGTTACCTTTCCTGATGGAACCAGCGACACGCTGACCCAGGATGAAATCTGGCATGTGCGCATCTTTACGCTGGATGGCTTGAACGGATTGAGCCCTATCGCCTATGCCCGGCAGGCGATTGGCCTTGGGATGGCGACCGAGGAACATGGCTCCCGCCTGTTTGGCAACGGTGCGGTCACCAGCGGTGTGCTTCAAACGGATAATGCGTTGAGTGACGATGCGTTCAATCGTTTGAAAAATGATTTTGAATCGCGGCATCAAGGGCTGGCCAACGCTCACCGCCCCATGATCCTTGAGATGGGATTGAAATGGAACTCAATCAGCCTCAGCGCGGAAGACGCGCAGTTTCTCGAAACGCGAAAATTCCAGCTGGAAGAGATTTGCCGCATTTACCGCGTGCCGCTTCATATGGTGCAAAACACCGACCGGGCGACCTTTAACAATATCGAGAACCTCGGGATCGGTTTTATCAACTACTCCCTGGTTCCGTATCTCACGCGCATTGAACAGCGAATTAACGTTGGCCTGGTAAAACCAGCCTCGCAGGGCCGGTTTTACGCCAAATTCAATGCCGGCGCATTGCTGCGTGGGGATATGAAATCGCGATTTGAGGCATACGCCACGGGGATCAACTGGGGCATTTACTCGCCCAACGAGTGCCGAGACCTGGAGGAACTGAACCCAAGGGAGGGCGGCGATATTTATCTGACGCCGATGAATATGACCACCAAGCCGCCGGCCGGTGACAAGAAAAAGCAAACTGAGGAAAGCGACAATGCCGATGACTAAGCAGCGGCTGGATATTCCATTGAAAATTAAGTCTGTCAGCGAGTCCGGTGAGTTCGAAGGCTACGGCTCGGTTTTCGGTGTGAAGGACAGCTATGACGATATCGTTGTTCCGGGTGCGTTCAGCAATTCGCTGGCACGCTGGAAGGAGAAGGGGGCATGGCCGGCCATGTTGTGGCAGCACAAAATGGACGAGCCGATCGGCGTCTATGCCGAGATGCAAGAGGATGATGTCGGCTTATATCTCAAGGGAAAGCTGCTCATTGACGACGACCCCCTAGCCAAGCGCGCTCACGCACACATGAAGGCCGGTTCAATAACCGGCCTTTCTATTGGTTACATGCTGAAGGATTGGGAATACGACAGGGCGAAAGAGGCCTGGATGCTCAAGGAGCTGGACCTCTGGGAAGTGAGCCTGGTGACGTTCCCGGCAAACGACGAAGCCCGCATCAGCGATGTGAAATCCGCGTTTGCGCGAGGTGAAACCCCCTCCCCGAAAAGTATTGAAAGAGTCCTGCGCGATGTTGGGCTTTCTCGCTCTCAGGCCAAAGCGTTTATGGCCGAGGGATACGGCGCCTTGTCCCAGCGTGATGCTGGTGATGTAGATGCCGCTTTAACCATTTTGAAATCAATAACATTCTGAATCTGGAGAAATACTATGGCCGTTGATATTAAAGACGTTGAACTGGTCGCGCAGGAACTGAAAGGTAACTTTGAAGAGTTCACCAAAAAGAACGATAAGCGCCTGGACGCGATCGAAGCGGAAAAGGGCAAGCTGTCCGAAACCGTGGAAACCCTGAACGGGAAATTGTCCGAACTGGATAATCTGAAATCTCAGCTGGAAGAGGAACTGGCGGCCGCTAAGCGTCCCGGCGGCGGCAAGGACTCCAAAGCCGCGACGGAGCACAAGGCCGGCTGGCTTCAGTTCGTCCGCAAAGGCAAGGATGATGGCCTGGCTGAGCTTGAACAGAAAGCCATGCAGACGACCTCCGATCCGGATGGTGGCTACGCGGTGCCGGAGGAGCTGGACCGCAACATTATCAGCGCGCTGAAAGATGAGGTGGTCATGCGTGCCGAGTGTACCGTTATCACTATGGGTACGCCGAACTATAAAAAACTGGTGAACCAGGGTGGGACTAACAGCGGCTGGGTGGGTGAAACCGACGAGCGCCCGGAAACCAAGACCTCCAAGCTGGCGGTCATTGAGCCGGTATGGGGTGAAATCTACGGTAACCCAATGGCCACGCAGACAATGCTGGATGATGCGTTTTTCGATGTGGAAAACTTCATTGTCTCTGAGCTGACTCAGGAGTTTGCCGAGCAGGAAGAAATCGCCTTCACCAACGGCGACGGAGACAAAAAGCCGAAAGGGCTGCTGGCCTATGGCAGTGACATCAAGGACGACAAGGAGCGCGATTGGGGCAAGCTGCAGCACCTGCTGGCAGGCAAGCCAAACGCGATCACTGCCGATGAAATCGTGAAGTTGGTTTATACCCTGCGTAAGCCTTACCGCTCGGGCGCTCGCTGGATGATGAACAACAGCACGCTGTTCACCGTCCGCACGCTGAAAGACAGCCAGGGCAACTATCTGTGGCAGCCCGGCCTGCAGCTCGGCCAGCCGTCTTCGTTGCTGAGCTACGGCATTGCCGAGAATGAGCAGTTCCCGGATATCGCCGGTGACGGCACGCCAATCGGTTTTGGCAACTTCAAACGTTGCTTCACCATTCTGGATCGTATCGGTGTGCGCATGCTGCGTGACCCGTACACCAAAAAGCCCTTTGTTGGCTTCTACACCACCAAGCGTGTCGGGTCGATGATGGTGGACAGCAACTCGGTGAAACTGCTCAAGATGGGTGCTGCTCCGGCAGGGAAATAAGTGATATCAGGCGGCTCCGGCCGCCTTTTTTGTGAGGTCGATATGATGCCATCACTTGATGAGCTGCGCCTTCAATGCCGAATTGACGGCGATACAGAAGATGGACTGCTGACCATTTATGCCGATGCGGCGAAGGACCTTGCGCAGGAATACTTAAATCTGCCGCTGTTTGACGAGCGCGTCCCGGAAGACGTGGATGAGGGTGTTGTGATTGCCGGCAAGGTCAAGCTGGCGATCATGCTGGCGGTTGGCCACTGGTATGAAAATCGTGAAACGACCTCTGAAGAGAAACTGTATCAGGCGCCGCTGGGGTTCTACGACTTGTTGAAGGGAAAGCGAAAGAGGCCGGGAACATGAGGGCAGGAAAACTAAATAATCGCATCAGGTTGCTGCGCCCGATCGTTGTTCGGGATGAGCGCACCGGCGGCACGGTAAAATCCTACGAGTTTGTTGCTGAGGTTTGGGCGGATGCGGAGCCGATCTCCAACCGAAAAATTCGCACGGGTGAGCAGGGGCAGGTAGTGGAAACAATGCTGTTCACGCTCCGGCCACGGGACGAAATTACCATAGATTGGCAGGTGGTCTTTCAGCAGCGAACTTTTACCGTTCGTGCGCCTGACCGATCACAGCGAGACAGGCTGCTAATTACGGCGGAGGCTGATATTCGTCATGATCGAGTATGAAATCAAAGCGGCACTGGAGGTACTAACGAGCCTGCCAGCGTACCCGCTTCTGTTGCCTGACCCGGAACAGGAAGGGGTGACGTATCAGAAGGTCAGCAACCCGAAAGTTGATACCGGGCTAGCCAGCACAGCGCTGGCTCAGGGGCGATTTCAGGTCACGCTGTATGTCATAGACGATTACGCCCGCCTCATAGAGCTGGATAAAGCCATCTGTATCGCCTGGGAGAGCATTCAGCACGGGCATATTGGGCGCTGGCCCGTGCAGACGGTAACACGCGGCACGATGCAACAGGGGGCAACCACACTCACCAATAACAGCGTTCAGTACAGGCTGGTGCGTGATTACGTCATCTGTTACCCGGAGGACGCCACATGATCAGCATAAACGTTACGGGCCTTGATTCTCTGGAGCGCCAGCTAAAGGCGATGGGGGATGAAGCGGTCAAGGTATTGCGAGATGCCGGGCGAGCGGCGCTGGAGCCGGTGCTGGAAGACATGAAACAGCATGCTGGTTTTGATGAGAGCAGCACCGGGCCGCACATGCGGGACGACATAAAAATCCGCAGTACGAGCCGCATGAACGATCCCCGCTATTTGACGGTAATGACATTCAAGGTCGGCCCGAGCAAGAAGCATCATATGAAGGCGCTGGCGCAGGAGTTCGGCACAGTTAAGCAGGTTGCCGCACCGTTTATCCGCCCGGCGCTGGATTACCACAAAACCCAAGTATTACGCATCCTGGCGGCAGAACTCCGCTACGGCATCGAAAACCGGTAGCGACCGCTGCCACAATCATTAAGTGAGGGAAATTATGGCTGATAAAACGTCGCCAGAGTACGCCATGCTTCCGGCTGGCACGGTTGTTAAGTGGGGCGCTGTCGGCGCAGCACCGACGGCCATGAAGGCGCTGGTTAACTGTAAGGCTGTGGGCGAGATGGGGCAGACCGGCAGTTTTGTCGATTGCACGACCCTTATCGACACCACAAAGCAATTTATCTCCGACCTGCCGGAAGGCGCGGAGAAGTCGATCGGGTTTATCGACGATCCATCCAATACCGATTTTGCGGCGTTCCTGACCGCAGCGGACAACCGTGAAACCGTTCAGTTTTATGTTGAGCTGCCAAACGGCCGTACCTCCACCTCTATCCTTTCTCTGTCCGGCTGGAAGATGAACGAAATCACCGCTCCGGCGAGTGAAGTCATTCAGATCACGGTGCAAGGCAAGCAGAACAGCAACACCTGGGGAGCTGTGGCCCCAAAGGTGTGATCAGCGTGACTACCCAGCCGAAGAGCGCTGATCTGGCAGTCGGGGGCAATTTGTCCCTGACTGTTGCGGCTACCTCCAGTAACGGCAAGCCCGTTAAATACCAATGGCAGAAAAACGGCACTGATATCAGCGGTGCAACCTCTGCCACTTATACCAAAAACTCAGTTGTGGCGGCGGATGCAGGCGCTTATCGCGTGGTGTTGTCTGCCGAGCGGTCAGACACTGTCAACAGCGCAACCGCAACCGTAACGATTAAGTAAGGACATGGCATGACCCAGAAGAAAATCAACCTCAAGACCGCGCTGCTTCAACCCACCAATACAGCGGTGCCGCACACGCTGTTTGGCGTGCCGGTGCATATCCGCCGCCTGACCGCCGGTGAACTGATGGATTACGACGAAGGGCTTGGAAAGGCACAGGCAGAGAGTAACCAAAAGGCATCAGCACTGCTGGGCGCTCAGTTGATCCTCTCTGCACTGGTTGACGAACAGGGTAAATCAGTACCTGCGTCTGATTTGCCTTCACCGGCGGAACTGCTGGCCGCTCATGATAACGCGGCGTTGTTTGATGCAATCCGCGCTATCCAGAATCACAGCTACGGCACGCTGGAGGAAGCCGAAAAAAACTGACCCACTCACCGTGGCTATGGCTGATCTATCAGTTGGCCGATCGCTTCGGTGAGCCAGACGTCAGAAAAATTGCAGCCCTCCCGGCCTCCATTATCCAGCACTGGGAGGCATTCTATTCGCTGGTGGATAAGGCAACGTCCGATACTGCTGCCCCGCCCCCTGTCAATCTGTCAGCCCCTGTCGCATCTGATGTTGATGAACAGTGTGCTGCCGTTATGCGAGCGCTCATGTAATGGCCGATGTAGCTACTCTGGCGGTAGCGCTGCACCTGAATTCCGCCAGTTTTAAATCTCAAATTGTCGATTCATTCAGAACGGCAGAAACCGCGTCAAAAAACTTTACCGGCAAGGCGCAGCAGGAAAGCCAGAAAACCACCGAAGCGCTGACCCAGATAGGCAATCAGGCGAAGCGCACCGGCGGTCAGCTTAACTCTTTGAGTGGTGCGCTCAGCGCCAGCCAGGGCGGCTTCGAAGGGCTGCGAAGTGTGATCAGCGGCCTGGCTGGTGGGAGTAACATTGCGGTCAGCACGCTGGCCAATACATTAATCCCGACGCTCGACCGCACTTTCATCGGATTTAAGGGGCTGACCAGCGGCTGGAAGGACCAACGCGAAGCGGCGAAGGCTGCTGCCCTTGAGTTTAACAAGGCGGCACAGGGTCAGATTGAACAGGCGCAATCTGCACGCCAGCAGGCCCAGGCGCAGTTTGACGCGGCTAAGCGTACCCGTGAACAGGCTCAAGCATCCCGCGAGCAGGCGCAGGAAATGGCGCGCTTCTACGCGGCCAAAAATCAGGAAAACCAGCTCTACGGTCTTTCGGTCAGCTACCAGAAAGAGTATGCCGATATTCACCGCAAGGTGCGCGAGGCTGATCTCGCCGAGGTCAGCGCCAAGGAGAAAATGGCGCAGGCATCAAAAGCGGTGCTGGCGGCAGATATTGCCGAATCCCAGGGCAAAACCAATCTGCTTTCCTCCCTGAACCAAATCAGTGTGGCCAACAAGGAGGTTTCCTTTACAGCGCGCGCGGCAGCGGTCAGCACCAACTTGATGAAAAGTGCGTTGGCCCTGCTGGGTGGCCCGGTAGGCTTAAGCATCATGGCGGCGGTTGCCGGTGCCACGGCATTGTATACCGCGTTCCAAAAAGGGGAGGCAGAGACCAAGGCATATACCGCAGCGCTTCAAAAGTCAGGGCTTCAGGCCATTATGACGGTGAATGATCTGCGCATGCTGACGATGACGCTCGGCGGCACAGAGAATGCGGTTAAGGCTGTTACCAGCGCCGCCGGCGCAGGATTCGGTGGCAATATGCTGTCGGACATAGCTGAAACCGGCACACGGATGAACGAGCTGGGTATGTCATCCGATGATCTTGTTTCGACGCTATCAAGCTTGAGTGGTGAACCTCTCAAGGCAATGGAGGCGTTGACTAATCAGGGCGTTCAGCTCAACACCACGTTTATCGATCATATCGCCACGCTGTCCCGGCAGGGGAAAACCAGCGAAGCGACGGCGCTACTTCAGCAGAAATACCTTGATGATGTGAAAGCCAAAGTCACCGAGCAGGAGAACAGCGTCAGCGGCTTGGCGTCTATCTGGAAGTCGCTGAAAAATGAAGTGGCGTCCGCGTTCGATACCATCGGTCAGGCACATATGAAAACCGGCCAGGCGCAGGCACTGGCACAGGGCGTTAAGCTGGATATCAGCAACGATACCGCTAACGAGGTGAAGAAAACCAACGAAGAGCTGTACAAGCGGCGGCAGCAGGAGCAGGAAGCCGCCCGGAAAGAGTTAAAGTTACAGAATGAAGTTTCTGCCGCTATTAAGGCTGGTGCTGATCCTAAAAAGGAACAGGCCCGCCTAACGGGGATTGTATCGGCGCAGTTTAAGGCCGGGAAACTGACGGCAGACGAATATGCGCAGGCGTTGAAGGGCATTAACAAGCAGTATGGCACAAAGTCTAAAGGGGCTGCGTATAGCGATAGTGAAGGCGTAAGGCGTCTGCAACAGTTGCAGCAACAATCCTCAGTGCTGCGCGCGCAGGCGCAAGATACCGACAAACTGACCGAATCGCAGAAAAAGCTGGTGGCCTTCGATCAGGAGATTGCAGGGCTTCAGGGTAAGAAGCTGACAGCCGGTCAAAAAAGCCTGTTGTCCATGCAAGATCAGATTAGGGCGCAGTTAACCGAGAATGTGGCGCTGGAAAAGGCAAACCGTGAACGAGAGATTGGCAAAAAACTGTTGGAACAAACCCGTAGCCTGGTGATGGAAACGGCCGCGAAACAGCAGGAGTACGCCAACCGTAATGCGCAGATGACCATGTCCACTGATGCCTACGATCAGATGGTGGCTGAGCAACAAATCAGGCAGTCGTTCCAGCAGCACCGCGTGCAGTTGGACAAGGAAGTGACGGACAAATCGTCCGAACAGTACATCCAACAGACGGCTATTCTCGCCACTGAGCAGCAGCGCCAACTGGATATTGTGCGCAATGCTGCGCAGGAAAAAGCGGCTATCGAGGGCGATTACACCGCAGGGCTGAAAAAGGGAATGATGGACTGGTCAGCCAATGCCGGTAACGTTTATGGGCAGGTGAAAGACGCTACCACCCGAACATTTGACGGCATGACCGGCATGCTGACCAACTTCGTCACCACAGGCAAAGCCAGCTTTAACGACTTCGCCAAGTCTGTCCTGACCGATCTCGCCAGCATGATGATCAAGATGGCGATGTTCAACGCGCTGAAAGCCGGAACTAAGTTTTTCTTCCCTGAAGGCAATGACCCAGGGCAAGTGCCGATGTTCGCCAACGCCAAAGGCGGCGTTTATTCGTCGCCGTCACTGAGCGCGTATAGCGGTCAGATCGTCAGCAATCCCACCATGTTTGCGTTTGCCAAGGGGGCAGGCCTGATGGGCGAGGCTGGCCCGGAGGCAATCATGCCGCTCAAACGTGGGGCGGACGGTTCGCTGGGTGTTCGGGCTAATGGCGTTATGGGTAATCAAACCCTGATCAACGTTGATATTACGCTGAACTCTGACGGCTCCAGCCAGGTACAGGCAACGAGCGGATTTGAGTCTGCTGGGAACGATATTGCGAACTATGTCGATCAGCGCTTCCGTGTTTTGCTGAACAAAAGCCTTAGCCAGGGCGGAACGCTTAATCGTGCAATCAAGGGGAGCCGATGAAATTAGAAACGTTCAATTTCCCGGCGCGGATTGGCACCACCGGTGAAATAGAGCCGGTGGTGAGAACGACCCAATTCGGAGACGGTTATGCGCAGAGCACTGGCGACGGTATCAACGCTGAGAAGGAAAGCTGGCCTCTTGTGTTTCTCGGCGTCTGGGATGAGATAAAGCCCATCGTTCAGTTTCTTCGCGAACATAAAGGATATCGTTCCTTTAAATGGAAAAACCCGATGTTTGAGCTTGGTCTCTATCAGGCGGGTAAATTCAGCGTACAGGCCAGCGGCGCTTACTATTCGCTTTCCGTTACGTTTACCCGCGCCTACCACCCATAGGACAGAATATGTCAATTATCACCGATCACCAGCGCCTTGAGCCTGGGAGTAAAGTGCGTCTGTTCGTCGTGGACGGCACAAAATTTAACGGGCCAGAATTGTATTTCCACAGCCATACAATCCCCCATTCTGAAGATGAACTGGAAGCCGCTGGAGATGACCCCGGTAAGCTGCTGGCGAAGTCTATTTGGTGGCAGGGGCAGGAATACAAACCGTGGCCGGTGAAGATTGAAGGGCTTGAGGTGACCAGCGATGGTTCAGCGCCAAGCCCTACACTGACCGTCAGTAACATCGACGGCACGATCGCCTCACTTTGCCTGTACTACCAGAACATGGCCAAGGCAAAGGTAACGATCAGGGACACTTACGCGCATTATCTTGATGCACGCAATTTTCCCGAGGGCAACCCGGAGGCCGATCCTTCTCAGGAAGATATTGACGTTTGGTATATCGATCACAAGCTGAACGGCAACAACAAAGAAATTCAGTTTGCGCTGTCTTCACCCGCTGACCTTGAGGGACTAATGATCCCGACGAGGCAAATCCACGGCCTCTGCACCTGGTGCATGCGTGGTCAGTATCGCGGTGCGTCGTGCGGGTATACCGGCAACAAGTATTTTGATGCTGACGGCAACCCGACCGATGATCCGTCTAAGGATGAATGCTCTGGCCTGCTCTCTACGGGGTGTGAGCCGCGTTGGGGGAAAGGTAATCCGCTGCCGTTCGGCGGGTTCCCTGGCTCCGCCTTGCTGAAGAGGTGATCATGCGAAAGCACATTATCAGTGCGATCATGGCGCACGCAGAATCGGAGTATCCACGGGAGTGCTGCGGGCTGGTGGTGCAGAACGGCAGGCGACAGCGTTATGTGCCTTGCCGTAATTTGGCTCCTGAACCAACGGAACAATTCAGCCTGGCGCCGGAGGACTATGCCGAGGCAGAGGATAGCGGCGATATTGTCGCTATCGTTCATAGCCACCCGGATGCAACGACGCAACCGAGTCACCTCGATCTTGCACAATGTGACCTGTCACAGTTGCCGTGGATTATAGCCAGCTGGCCAGAGGGAGACATTCGGCAGGTGATGCCTACAGACGGTATAAAACCGCTGCTGGGCCGCCCGTTCGTGCATGGGTTCTGGGACTGTTACGCAATAGTTCGAGACTGGTATGCAATGGAGCGTAATATATCTCTCCCCAATTTTGAACGGGATGATGGCTGGTGGGAGCGGGGTGAAAACCTCTACATGAAACATTACGCCGAAGCTGGGTTTATACCGGCATCCGGTGAAATGCAGGTCGGCGACGTAATCATTATGCAGGTGCGCGCTGATGAACCGAATCACGCTGCGGTTTACCTGGGGGATGGCGTAATGATCCACCACATGTACGGACACATGAGCCAGCGCGTGCCGTATGGCGGTTACTGGCTGGCGCGGACGATCATCACTCTGCGGTACGACGCTAATCTGCTATCATCTTGAATCCTACATAAGAAGGGATTTCAAAATGCGGAAAATCATTTTAGCCATAGCTGCCACAGCTATTATTTCTGGTTGTACAACTGGACAATTAGAAAATCAAAAACCTATCTTCTCATCCCATAGTAAAAAGAGTCCACAAAAATACACGAAATGCTTGGCGCCCAAATGGCAGGATATAAACTCAACAGCCAGTGTAATAGAAACTGAAACTGGGTTTAGAATAACCACTCAAGGTTTAGGTGCATTGTCTATGGCTACAATCGAGCCAGATGGTGCTGGCGGTTCAAATGTGAATGTATATGCGGTTTCTAGAGGGTTTAATAATCTTTGGGAAAGAGATGCCAAGACGTGTTTGTAAAAAATGATAGCCCGCAGAATGCGGGTTATTATATTGTGGGGCTAACTATGTATAGTGAAAATAAGTATAGAACTGTAAGGCTGTACGGTGTGCTTGGCTCTAAATTTGGGCGTGTACATAGGCTGGTAATTGATACGCCAAGAGAGGCGATAAAAGCATTATCAGTAACCATTCCTGGCTTTGAGAGATTTTTACAAAGTGCAAGAGGCAGAGGGTTAACGTTTGCCGTATTTAATGGTAAAAGGAATATCGGCCTTGATGAAATTAAATTCATAGGAAGTGAAGATATCCGAATAGCACCCGTGATTATAGGCAGTAAAAAAGCTGGTGTTTTCCAGACAATATTGGGAGCGGTATTAGTTGCTGTAGGGGCTATCGCGCAGTTTGGTTATGGGCAACCATGGGGAACAAACGTAATGATGATGGGCGGAGCCATGATGCTGGGCGGTGTTGTCCAGATGCTTTCACCCATGCAAAACGGATTAGCCCGAAGGGAAGACCCAGACAATAAACCCAGCTACGCATTCGGAGGGCCGGTTAACACCATTGCTCAGGGGAACCCTGTTCCAATTGGCTACGGTAAGCGTCGCATTGGTGGTGCCATCATTTCAGCTGGTATCTATGCAGAAGATCAGCAGTAAGCGCTCAAAGCAAATTCTTGTCTAATTTGCTACAAACATCATCTCTGTTATCATGAATTTTTTATAGTGGAGATATGAATGTGAAACGGGTGCTATTATCACTGTTGTTTGTTTTTCTATCATTTAGTGTTGGAGCGGAGACACTTGATGGTTATGGTAAGTCAAAATGGGGGATGTCACCTCAACAGGTTGTTGAAGCTGAGGGCGGAAGGGCCCACTTATTAAAAACACCTGTTAAGTATTTTAATAGCTTTGGTAAAGTATCCATAAATAGCGTTGAAATTGGCTCAAGTGACTACGAGGTTATTTATCTTTTTGATAAAGAAAACAAACTTGTTCAAGTAAACGTTTCATCTAAAGAGAAAGAAAATAATCTCATCCACGACAGTAACTTTAAAACTGTAGAATCTCTTTTAACTCAAAAGTATGGTGCTCCCACATATAGGGAAGGTGGTGTTAAGTCGATTTGGAATATGAAGGGAACTACAATTGAGTTAGAGCATATTTATGTTGCCAATGTTGTTACTCAACTTACTATTAGTTATGTGCCAGAAGCAGTGACAAAAAATAACACGAATAATATTTAACAAAAAACCAATCTAAAAGCCTCACTTCGGTGGGGCTTTTTTATGTCTGGAGTAACCATGAAAGTTATCAGCGGTAACAAAGGGGGAAGTAGTAACACCACAACCCCAACCGAATCTCCCGATTCCTTGCAATCCACCTCTTACGCAAAAATCCTTTTGGCACTCGGCGAGGGGGAATGGGAGGGAGGACTGGACGGCACAAACATTTTTCTTGATGGCACGCCAATTGTTGCCGCTGATGGTACTCAAAATTTTCCCGGCGTGAAGTGGGAGTTCCGCCCAGGTACACCCGATCAGGAATACATTCAAGGTATGCCTGATGTTGAGAACGAGATCACTGTCGGCACAGAGTTAACCAGCCAGACCCCGTGGGTTCGATCGTTGACGAACACCCAACTGTCCGCTTTTCGTTTGCGATTCTCATGGCAGCAGTTGCAGCAGCAGTTGGATAACGGTGATGTGGTTGGCTACCGGATTGAATATGCGATCGATGTGGCGACGGATGGCGGCGCGTATCAGGAAATGTTGAAGACCGCTATCGACGGCAAGACAACAACGAAATATGAGCGCAGTCATCGGATTGACCTTCCAAAAGCGACGACCGGCTGGCAGGTGCGTGTGCGGCGTCTCACACCGAACAGCACCAGTAACCGCATCGCCGATAAAATGGTTACGGAGTCTATTACCGAGCTGATTGATGTGAAGTTGCGTTATCCAGAAACCGCATTGCTGTTTGTGCAGTTTGATGCAAAGCAGTTCCAGAATATCCCAGCGGTATCGTGTGAGCCCAAAATGGGCATCGTTCGTGTACCGACCACTTACGACCCGATCACCCGCTCATATACCGGCACATGGGACGGCTCGTTCAAGTGGGCCTGGACAAATAATCCAGCGTGGGTTTTCTACGATCTTCTGATTAATGACCGATACAGCATAGGTGAGCGTATCAAAGCCGAAAATCTGGTGATGACGAAATTCGATTTGTACGCCATTGCTCAGTATTGCGACCAACTGGTGCCGGATGGGCGAGGCGGTGATGGGTTGGAGCCTCGTTTCTTGTGTGATGCCTATATCCAGTCACAGGAAGAAGCCTGGACGGTTCTGCGCGACTTCGCCAACATCTTTCGTGGCATGACTTATTGGGCAAAGAACAGCATGAACGCGCTGGCTGATATGCCTCGCGATCTGGATTACACCTACACTCGCGCCAACGTGAAGGATGGGGAGTTTAGAGACTCCAGCGCCAGCGAGAAAACGCACTACAGCATGGCGATGGTCAGCTGGGCGGACCCGGCAAACGGCTATCAGGACGCAGTGGCGCCGGTGTTTGAAAATGCACTTATCCGCCGCTACAACATCAAGCAGGCTGACATTACGGCGATCGGTTGCACCCGCGAAACCGAAGCTATCCGCCGTGGCCGCTGGTTGCTGCTGACCAATGATAAAGATCGGGTGATTAATTTTACCGTAGGTATGGACGGTAACATCCCGCTGCCTGGCTATATCATCGGTGTGGCAGATGAAACGCTGGCGGGTAGGCCATTGGGTGGCCGCATCAGTGCCGTTTCTGGCCGCAATATTACCCTTGATCGTGAGTCATCGGCGGCAGTGGGTGAGCGCCTGATCGTTAACCTACCATCGGGTAAGTCGCAAGCTCGCACGATTCAATCGGCAAATGGGCGTATTATTACGGTCACTACTGAATACAGCGAAGTGCCTGTGGCGGAATGCGTCTGGGCTGTTGATGCCTCCGATCTGGCGATTCAGCTATTCCGTGTTACCGGTGTTACAGAAAATGAAGATGGCGTGTCGTTTGATATTACAGCCATAGAGCATGACCCGAACAAATATGCGCGTATCGATACCGGCGCTCGCATCGAGGATCGCCCGATCACGGTTATCCCTCCGGGCGTGCAACCTCCGCCGAAGAATGTGGCGATCAGCAGCTTTTCAACTATCAACCAGAACATCGCGGTAACCACCCTGCGTGTAACCTGGGAACCAGCTGAGAGCGCTATTGCCTACGAGGCAGAATGGCGACGAGATAACGGAAACTGGATACCGGCAGCAAGAACATCAACGCAGGGTTTCGAAGTGCCCGGTATTTACGCTGGCCGCTATCAGGCCCGCGTGCGCGCCATTAACGCGGCAGAGATTTCCAGTATTTGGGCGAATGCCCCGGAAACCTACCTGAAGGGGAAAGAGGGTAAGCCGCCGGTGCCGGTAGGCTTCAAGGCTTCGCCTTTGTTGTGGGGTATCCAGCTCGATTGGGGATTCCCAGACGGGGCCGAAGACACGCTGAAAACCGAAATTCAGTATTCGGACAACGCCGCCGGAAATAACGCGATGCTGCTGGCCGATATCCCGTACCCGCTGCACACGCACACCATGACCGGGTTGAAAGCGGGGCAGGAGTTCTGGTTCCGCGCTCGTCTGCAAGACCGTACCGGCAACCAGGGCGACTGGACGGGCTGGATTAAGGGACAATCCAACGCAAACGCCGGTGACTACCTGGAGAGCATCGGCGATGGCTTCTTGACCGACAAAGACGGCGACCGCCTCACTGGCGACATTGACACAAACATTGAAGCCATTATCCAAAATGCGCTGGCCAACAACGCGACGGTTGAGCACCAGTGGGCGCAGTATGGCACGGTACGGGCTGATATTCTGGTGGTGAAAACCACGATAGCGGAAGTTGATCATGCCCTGGCCGAATTGTCTACCCAGGTGCAGGCGCAGATTGACGACGTCACGGCGGTGCTGGAAGACAAACTGACGGCGACGGTCGACGCTGACGGCGCAACGGCAATCCACACACTGAAAGCGGGTGTGAGGGTTAACGGCGTGTTCTACAACGCGGGCATGTCGATCGCCGTGCTGGCGGAAACCGGCAAACCCGTCATCACCCGTATCGGTTTCAACGCCAATCAGTTCGTGTTGATGAGCGGCAGCGGCGACACGCAATACTCGCCGTTCGCTGTGGTTAACGGCCAGGTGTTTATCAGCGATGCTTTCATTCAGAACGCCTCTATCACGTCGGCGAAAATAGCGGATGCAGCAATCACAAACGCCAAAATCAGTGGATTTATTCAGTCCGACAATTTCAGCGCGACCAGCGGTTGGCGTATGGATAAAAGCGGCAACGGGGCAGGACAAATCCAGATTAACGGCGGCGACGGCAACGGGCGCATGGAGATACGCGGCGACCAGATTAATGTTTATGACGCTGGCGGTAATCTGCGGGTGAGAATGGGGAGGTTGTAACGTGGCGTATGGCCTGTGGATGAATGGCAAAGAGCTGGCGGCGGTTAATAGCATTTCACTATTAGCCAACGATAAAGAACCCTGGGCGGATGGCAATAAACAAAAGATTTACACCCCGCCTGATTACGTCGCTGGGAACCCGGTTTTTCTGGTTGGTCAAACCGGGTATATATTCGGCAGTCAGACGAATCCGCCATTTTACGGAGGGGTTACGGGATGGCGAACCGATGGGGGTAGGATAATTGTTGATTTCTCCAGTGCAAACCAACAAGCGTTTTTTACCGAGTTCAGCATATACCAGGTTCAACCGCCGCAATCAGTTTCCGGCACGTATGGAATAATGATTCAAAACTCGGTGGACTGGATGAGCATTAACAGTTCGTCCAGGCTGGGCTTTGTTGCGTGGAAAGGGGAAGTGACGATTAACGGCAAATGGACATTGCCAGTCGTTCAAAACGATAACACCAAGGTTGTCTTTGTACGGTGCGATGACCCCGGCGTTTCTATTTACCATGCTGTGCAATATAACGAATTAACGGTATCGCGTGATAATGGCTCAGGTGAGGCGGTGTTAACCACGGCCAATGTGAAAGTGGTCATTATGAACAGCGGTTATTACCCACCGACGCCAAGTGGCTACGGAATGGTGATAAAGAACGCTGCCGGTAATAACACATTCACCAGCGATACAGAGCCGTTAGTTTGGGATGGGCGTTCGGTGAATGTCGGCAGGAACCCCGAAGATTTAATCGATACAGGGATAGCCAGGCCAATGATCCCCCTTGCCGTTAATGCGTTTATGCGTGGTGACTCTCAAGGTAGCGGCGGGGTTTATAACTATTACAGCTGCGGCTATCGGTTTAACGGCAGCGCCGTCCAATTCTGGCGCTCTGAATCAGGGAGAAAAATACAGACCCAGTGGAATACGTCAAACCGATGGTACTCGTCACAGATGCCGCTCATGGTGATTAACGCAGACCATTATTTCTAACAACCGGCCACTGAGCCGGTTTTTTTATGCAACGATTTAGGAGAGCATCATGCCCGCAGGCACTCTAACCCTAACGAACAATTCCACCGTAGTGAAAGGTACGGGGACAGCGTTTAATTCCGAGCTGAAAGCCGGTGATTTCATTGTGAGCGTTGTCGGCGGCGTCACCTATACGCTACCGGTGAAAACCGTTGATAGCGCCACACAGGCGACGCTGATTAAAGCCTATGACGGCCCAACGCAGGCGGGCGCGGCATGGTATGCCGTACCGCGTGACGCGATGAACACCATTACCGCACAGCTGGCCGCAGAGACAGCCAAAGCCCTACGCGGGCTGAACCTCGATAAAAACAACTGGCAACAGGTATTCAGCGGCACCGGAAACATTACGGTGACGTTACCTGACGGCAGCACATTCACCGGCCCGGCCTGGAATAGTTTTACTGCCGCACTCAATCTTAAGGCTGATAAAACTGAACTAAACAAAAAAGCCAATCAAAGTGATTTAAATGACGTTGCCAATACGGTGTCTGGGGCGGTGTTCAAGAGCAATAATCTGCTCGATTTACCAGACAAGGACGCTGCCCGTAAAAACCTAGGCCTTGGCTCTACAAATACTGTTTTCTTCTCAGGGATAGCATGTAAGCAGGGTGTGAGTGGTGGTTTCGGGAGCAACAAATTTAATTTATTTTGGAACGCTCAATCTCAGCTGGAGGCATGGGTTGATAATACGCGCGTTGGTGGCGTAACACTGTTTGCTATTAATTCAGATAAAGGGCTGAAGCAGGGTATCGTATATGTTGATGATAACGAGGCTGCTTATGCTCAGGTTGCAAAATGGAAAGTTGCAAAATTTAAGTATAAGGAAAGGGGGATTATACCGCAGTCAGATGAAACACTTGGTTTTATCGCTAATGACCTTATACAACATTCTCCAGAGTGTGTGGAGGGTGAGGGTCTACCAGATGATTATGACATCGAAGAAGACCCTAATAATCCCAATGCGTATTTTCTAAATCAGATTGCTTTAACAGCAAAACTGACGCAGGCATTACAAGTAGCGATGCGGAAAATTGACGCATTGGAGAATTACATTATTAAATCTGGGAGTGATAAATAATGGTAGTAATTAGCGGTGTTTTGAAGGGGCCTTACGGAGATTCTCGTTCTGGCGTAACGATTACGATGCGCTCAATGAAAACATCATCGACGGTGTTGAATTTAGCTAAGTCGCAATCTGTCACCGATGATACGGGCCGATATTCGCTTAATGTAGAGCCAGGTGCCTACGAGGTAATTGTATCTGTCTACGGCGCCCAACCAGAGCGTGTAGGCACAATAGAGGTTTATACCGATTCTATTCCTGGCACACTCAACGATTTCCTGCGTCGGCCAGGTGAAAGCGACATCACGCCTGAGATTGTTCAAACCGTCGATCGCCTCCGAGCCGATGCCGCCGCTTCAGCAGTAAAATCAGCAGCCTCAGCTACTGCGGCAAAAACCAGCGAACAGAACGCAGCTAATAGCGTGAAGGCGGTAACGGATGCCGGATTCGGCACTGGCCCAATTCATCGTGCTGACGTTTACGCACAGGGGAATACGTCATTTCTACATAGATTCAATGGCACATCAGCAAACGTGCCTGCGGCGGTGCTTGGGAGTGTGTTATCCATGCCGATGGACGGAGGCCCAACGTGTGGATATATCGCCGTCAGTTCCGGCCGTGCCGCCTGGATTGGCATCTCTAACTTCTCAGGAAAAACGGTATCGTGGGTATCGTTGTGGTCATCGGGTAACACAACCGTTGATGCCAATGGATTTATCAAAAAGGCATCTCCGATCGCCAGGTTGTCCGGCGCGCCGGAAAAGATGGCTGATGACTATCTTGATGGTTTTACGTTGTCTGGCTGCGTTGCGGTGAATGCTGAAGCTGCTGGTGTATCTGCTGAACGTGTTTCGGTTGGCGTTTACAAAGTCACCGGCGCGTTAGGTTTTGCGGAAGAGGGCTGGAACATCGAAGTGCCACAGGACGTGAACGGCAACCGCCTTTGCTTTGTCTCAGCCAACACCGGCAAGGACGGCACAATCTATGTGAAGGTCAGCAAGCGACGTTTTGACATCGACACAGCCGCGATTGTGGCCGGTGATCCGATGGATATCCCGGAGGGACGCTGGATTGATCTGCGACTGGAAATGCCTGTGAGCGAGGTTGAAGAAGCACCGGAAGCGGGCGAGGAAACTGCGGCCCTTGAAAATGGGAACGTTGACCCTATCTAAAATCTGCTGCCCCATTGCTGGCCTCGTATTGTTCGGACGGTTTAACATCGGCAGGGGCAGCACCTATCACTTGTAAAGCACATCAAAATTAAACGCTATGGCCGCATCAACGGCTTTACCTTGAGTCTGAAATGGCACATCTGATACGAGCGGCCAGCCTCCCTTATGTAAAACATAAAGCCAGTGTTGACCCTCTTCATCTTCGCGGATTGCGAAAAAAGGTGGGCTGTTTTGCTGTGGCTCTGGGTACCTGTCATTCTCATTGAGAACGAAAATCTGCCGCCCGGCGAGTGTAATGCTACCCAT